GGCCTTAGATCCAAAGACTGACCCCGCGTTATTGGACGCCTTGTCTTATCGTCACCGCATTTCTCGCAAGCAAGCGATGATTCACGAGATACAGCGTAGGACGAGGGAAGTGTATTCCAGCTCTGGGGCAATCTCAGCAACCGTTGGAAAAGGACTCGCTAGTGGCTATATCAAGACTGCTGCTCAGGTAGGTAAGGATATGGCGCAAGCTGGTATATTATCTATCAAACCTGCTATCAAACTTAACGATGACTTGATTCTTCGCCGAATGTCGTCGAAATGGTCCGGCAAAGAGTTCTCTAGTCGGGTATGGACTCAAGGCCAAGAGCACTTTAATTCAATCCGAGAAACTTTGGATAAGGCGCTCACTGGTGGTTGGAGTCTCGATAAGACGGTCCTGGAACTTCGTAAACGGACAGGCGTAGCAAGACATAATGCTGAGCGCCTGGTGCGAACCGAAATGACTGCTTACAACACCATGGCAAACTATGACATGTACAAGGCACTGGGAGCCAAGACCTACAAAATAGAAGCTATCCTGGACTCCAAGACGTCAGCCGTTTGCCGACACCAAAACAACAAAGTCTATCTCATGGATGATTTTGCACCAGGTACTACCGCACCGCCTTTTCATGTGCACTGTCGGAGCAAGATTATACCGACAACGCACGAGGAAGAGTCAGAATTCTTGGAATCTCACGGCTATGGTTCGCCTGATGATTCTAGCAGCGATGTAGACCAGGACGGTCAATCAACCTCTGGTCGCAAGCCAACACTTGACGAGGTCTTGCAAATTTATGTGGATCAAGCGAGAGAATTGAGTGAGAAGTATGGTCTGCAAACTGTGGAACAGGTGCAGGCTATACGGAATGCACCGCAGGTCACTCATAAGCGAGTTATTCGCTTAAAGGGCGAGGACGTTAAGAAAATTAAAGCCTTCAATTCAAACTCTGATTTGGACTTTATGGCTCAACACAGGGCGTTTGATGTTAAAGATGATAAAGGAAATTCACGCTTTAGATTGAGCGCAGTGAAACAGATGGGGACTGATTACTCTATTTGGATGCATGACTCCACCAAAAAGAGCAGGGATACCCTAGACCTGATATTGAGAAATATAAAGAACATCGCTCCTAATGACCTTCCCGATATAGTCGTAGCATCTTCGAAATTGATGAAAGATGCGTGGGCTGGTTATGATCATGTCAATGATATTCTGTATTTTAGCAATGAACTTCAAAATGAAGAGAATGTCATTGAGTTATTGAAGAAAAAAGTTGGCTTTTTCGCTTCCGAAACTTTCGATGATATGAAAATACACGAATTAGCGCACAGAAAACACTGGAAATCTGCGGAAAGGCTTTACAAGTCTGCTCCATCGCGGTATACTAGCATTGAAAAAGCAAAAGAAGCGTTAGATTCAAACTTAAAATCATATGTTAAGGCCCAGGTGTTAACCGATTGGAACTACACTAAGCGTATAAGTAATAATGCGCATGTGCATTTTCTTGGTGGTAACATTAACGAATTGGTAGCAGAAATTGCTGTCTTAGGAGAAAGAATAGGGGATAAAGAGCTACTGAAAAGAGTAGAGGAGGTGCTGGAATGGAAACAATGAAATTACCTAGCAAAGAAACTTTAGTTTACTTAGATAAGGTAGAACCTTGGGTGGTAAACGGAGAGGTTACCGACAAAGGTGTTAAACTTGTTTTTAGAGACAGTACGCCTCAATCGATTTTTGATTTATTAGATGAAATCAAGGATAAACTAGACTTTAATATTTTATAAGCACCTTTCGAGGTGCTTTTTCTTTGTCCAAAAAAACGGAGGTGATCCAAATATCTCGCAGACCAGCGTTACGGTCAACCGTCCTGAGCATGACGGCATAAACTGCTTATTTTTTATTTCTCCGGTGCCGTAACACCGAATAAAAACGAAGGGAAGATGTTTTATGAAGCGTGAAGAATTACGCGCTCTAGGCTTGACCGATGAGCAGATTGAGAAAGTAATGGCCGAGCATGGCAAATCACTAACCGAGGTAAATGCTAAACTGTCCGCTGCAGAGGAGAGCAAGAAAGCATTAGAAACCCAGTTGGCGGCCCGTGACAAGGACATTAAAGAACTCAAAAAAGGCTCAGAAGACAATGCCGAATTAACTAAGAAGTATGAGGAACTAGAATCCAAGTACAAACAAGAGAAAGCTGACTACGAACAGCAAATCAAGGACACTAATTTGAATCATGCAGTAGACCTGGTCTTAGCTGGTAAGGTGCATGATACCAACATTGTCCGTGGCTTGCTAGACCGTTCGAAGCTGACTCTCGATGACAAAGGCACACTTGGTGGCTTAGAAGAGCAACTAAAGGGCCTGCAAGAATCTAAATCGTTCTTGTTCGTATCAGAGCCAAGTCCGGCTACTAAACAAGAACCGTCGTTCAGTGGAGCCACTCCGTCAGGCACAGGTGGAACAACTCCTTCAAGCGGCCAAGCGTTCATTGACGCCTTTACCGCGGACCTGCCTACCACTAAATAATAAGAATTGAGGTAAAAATTTATGGCAATTAACTACGCAACAGACTATCAACAAGCCCTACAAGCACGATACGCACAAAACGGCTTGTTATACACTCAAAAACTTTGGAATTCACCAAGCAACGCTCTTTTGAAATGGGTTGGCCACAAGACAGTCAAAGTACCTAAATTGACTATCACAGAGGGCCGTCAAGACCGCGCACGTCGTACCATTACAAACGTAACTGCGAACTACGAGAACGAATGGGAAACCTACGAACTCACCAACGAACGTTACTGGAGTACATTAGTTGACCCATCCGACATCGACGAAACAAACTACGTCTTGTCTATCGCGAACATCACTCGCACCTTCAACGACCAAGAGAAGATTCCAGAGATGGACAAATTCATGATCTCTAAACTCTTCAGTCGTAAGTCTGCTTTGGACACCCAGAAGAACCAAATCAAGGAAGTTGAATTGACCGAAGACAACTTCTTGGCAACGTTCGACGCTCTTATGGAACAAATGGACGAAGCTGGTGTGCCTGCGGAAGGTCGTGTATTGTATGTGACCCCTGCGGTGAAACGTATCATCAAGAACATCAAACAATTCGGTCGTACCGTAAACATCCATGGTCAAGGTCAAGTAATCGACCGTAGCATCGGTCGTTTAGACGACGTGACAATTGAGCCAGCCGTTCCTTCTGACCGCATGAAGACAGCCTTCAACTTCACCAAGGGTGCTAAAGCTGAATCTACTGCTAAGCAAATCCAAATGTTCTTGATTCACATCCCATGTATGGCTGCACCGCAAAAGTATAGCTTCGTTGGGTTAGATCAACCGAATGCAGCAAACAGCGGTAACTTCTTGTACTACGAGCAATCACATGACGACGTGTTACTCTTCAATGTTAAGCACGAAGGGTTAGCATTCGTAATTAAACCTTAGGAGGTAAATTATGGTTAAAGTTAGGAAAGAAAACCGAGTCCTGGACGTCTTCGAAGACGAAAAGGAAGTCTACAAAGCTAAAGGTTATGACGTCATCGACTCAACGACCGGTGAGGTTTTGGAACACGCTACAGGCGGCCGCACATTCACAACTGAAGAGTACAACTCTATTTTAGTAGAGTTGGCTCAAGTCAAAAAAGAATTAGACGAAACCAAAGCTGCGTTAGAGTCAGCAACGAAAGGCAAGGGTGGTAAGAATGGAAAAGCTAGCGACCCTAAAGGCGCTGACGCAGAGACGCCTGAGGCTGAATAACAATCTAGATTTAGCAGAAAGCGAGCACCTGGACTACCTCCTAGAAGAGGTGGTCCGCAGGGTGCTCAATTACTGTAATCTGGATGCTATCCCAGACGAACTCGATTATACGATTGCCCGCATGACAGACTTGGCACTCAAGCAAGCACTCGGTCAACTAGACGGTGAAGCAAAAACTATCAAGGTTGGCGACACGTCTGTTAGTTTCGACGTCGACGCTGCGACCAAGGCACTTAACAATCTCATGGGAGATTTCGAAGGCGAGCTGAACGAGTTCCGCCGGGTGAGGTGGTAGCCATGGCTAAGATTAACAACGTGCTATCTAAGTCGCGTGGGGCTATCGAGTGGACTTATGACAAGCTCATGTCCGTAATGGAAAAGGAGTCTTATCGCAAGCCGAATGGGGCCACAGGCGCCAGGTTCGGAGCGGTAGACGGTAAGGCCAACATACCTTGTCGAGTATCGGTCCAAAGGCTAAACAATACGACGATTGACGAGGCCAACAAGCTTGAAGTAATCGAGAAGTTATTCTGCCAGCCGGATATCGAAATCAAAGCCGGAAGTCAGCTATTGATTGGCGACGTCAAGTACACCGCTACGAACGAGCCTTTCGTCTATCCAACTCATCAGGAAGTGGTGATAGAGCGTGCCAGATGGGTATGATTATTCAGAAATCATAGAATTCAACAATCGAGTAGATAGAGCGCAAGAAATTGTGGACGAACTTATCCGAGAAGCTATAAAGGAGATTGCGTTAGACTTTCTCACAGTAGTAAAGGGAAAGACGCCTGAAAAAACTGGGTTGCTCAAAGATCGTTGGAAAATTGGTGAAATACAAAGAAAAGGCGACGATTACGTGATTGAGGTATTCGATAGCGTAGATTATGCCAGCTTTGTTGAAGATGGACACCGAACCCGGAAAGGGCAAGGCAAAAAGAGTTCTCGAATTAACTCAAAATTTTGGGTCGAGGGCCGCTTTATGATGAAGCTAACCGAGGACGACATAAGGATGAAGATGCCGAGATATCTTCAAAAAATGGAAAAAAAATTAGCAGAGGAGTTGTTTAAGAACCTTGGATAACGTAAAGAGTCTCTTAATCGCTCAACTGCGCGAGCGATTCAACGACACAGAGGTATACGATGAGCCGGTTCAGCAAGGCTTATCGTTACCTTGTTTTATTATTAACGCAAAAAAAGCCACTCACATGCGCCTGGTGGGCGACCAAATGCTGACCCATCTATTCCTATTCCTTACCTACTATCCGCGTGAGAGCGAGGATATGAGGGCGGAAATGGAAGGTGTTATGGCAGAGTTCTATTCTGGTGCGTGGAAGTACCTCCAAGGTAAGCACCATATCCATAATTTGGACATGGAGCATAACGATGAGGTGCTAACCATTAGCTTTACCATTGACGTTTATCACTCCATGGCTAAACCAGACGGAGCGAAAATGGACGCCTTGGCAGGTACAGTGGCAGTTAAAGCAGAGGGTGACAGCCCTCAAATCAAGGGCCTGGAGCGTAAGCTAAAGGTCAAATAAACAATAAAGGAGTAATGATTAAATGACGTGGACAACACAAAATAAGCGTCTGCCTGGCGCATACGTCAATTTTAAGGCTCGCAAGGAGCAAAAAGCCTTGGTATCCGGTGAGGGTATCCCAGCGTTAATGCTACAAGGTCAAACCTTAGCAGCGCCTGGCTTCCACACAGTGGCGCAAGGTACAGACCTAGCTAAGTTATTCGGTACGACTGCTAAGATTGGGTTAGTTGCTGAAGCATTAGCAGTGGCTAGCAAAGTCTTAGTCTATGTACCAGCTAGCACAGGCGGTACTAAGGCGACTGGGACCGAGGGTGGCCTAACCGTAACCGCGGTCAAAGAGGGCGCCGAGGGCAACAAGTTAGTTGTCAACATTATCAACAATGGCCCTAACGTGACCGTAACGACTGTCCTAGACGGCTCT